ACTGGAGTGCGGGTTGCGCCGGGCGATGGCCGTGCGCCCCGGATTAAAGGGGCAGATCGTTCAGGCCGGAGCAGGCGTTGATTTGAACGATGTGCTGCTGGGTGCCGAATGACGGACGACAACATCAGGAAAATCAAGGGCGCTTTTGAGGCGGCAGAGGATGTCGCCCCTAAAAATGGCCTGACGCCACCGGACAATGCCCATGATGGTCCTCACGACGCGCCACCCCGCACCCCTGACGACATAGACGCATCTGTTGATCCGCGTGACCCCGGCCCGATGCAGGGCGATATAGACAACGCAATTGAGCATCTCTTGGAAGAAGGTGCATTGCTGCCTTTGAATGATGCTGGGAACGGTCGTCGCTTTGCCCTCTATTTTGGTGAAGAAGCGATGTATGTGCCCCGCGTCGGCTGGCATGTTTGGGATAGGCGGCGCTGGAAGCTGGACCCCGACAACATCCTTATCCGCCGCCATGCGCAGGAACTGCACCGTCTGATCCAGCGGGAAATCCCCTATATCCAGTTGAATTCTGCCGAACGTCGCCGTGTTGATCAGCTGGACGCTGTGCGGGCTGAACTGCGTGCAATTGATGCTAGTGCTGTCGATTTGAGCGATGATGACCGGGCCACGCGTAAGCAAGATTTGCTGGGCCAAAAGGACAAGCTGAATTCGAGCCTCTGGGGGAAAGGGTCGTCCCGTTCGCGGCATGTGAACTTTGGCAACACGAGCGGCAACAAAGGCCGCATCGATGCGGCAATGTCCGAGGCCATCACGCGGTTGAGCCAAGATGTTGACGATCTGGACGCTGATCCGCTGACGGTGAACACGGAAACCGGGATACTTAGGTTCACGGTGGCCGACATGCGTGCCGAGGGTGCCGGTAAAGTGGCAGAGGTACGATTGCTGGATCACGAGCGTGTTGTGTCGATCGAGGGGCGCAACCAGCCGCAATACATCACCAAGATGATGCCCGTGGCATATGATCCAGCGGCCACATGTCCAAAGTTTGAAGCGTTTTTGGAGCGCGTCCAGCCCAATCCTGACATGCGCGCTTTTCTGCAGCGTTGGTTCGGTCTGAGCATGACCGGCCTGCAGGTCCAGAAGTATCTCTACTGCTACGGCATGGGGGCGAATGGCAAATCGCTGCTGGCCAATCTTATGCGCCGCCTGATGGGCGACTACGCCACCATGGTCCGCATCGAAAGCCTGACTGGCCAGAACCGCAAATCCGGGTCAGATGCGACGCCTGATATGATGCCTTTGATCGGCGCGCGATCTGCTTTCACGTCTGAACCGGGTGAAGGGCAGTTGATGCAAGAGCAGAAGATGAAAGAGTTGACGGGCGGTGACGAACTTTTGGTGCGCGCGCTCCACGCCGATTTTGTGCGGTTCACGCCTTATTTCAAGCTGATGTTCATCGGGAACTACAAGCTGGATATTCGGGGCACCGATGACGGTATCTGGCGGCGGACGCTGCTATGCCCCTTTGACGTGCAAATCCCGGACGATGAACGCGACGAAAAGCTGGGAGACCGCCTGTTTGAAGAAGAACGCAGCGGGATCCTCAACTGGATGATCAAGGGCTTGCTGGACTATCTGGAGGGTGGCCTGCAGGAACCTGAACAGGTGCTGCAGGCGACGGAAGAATATCGCAAGGACAGCGACCCTATCGGTGATTTCTTGGCGACCGCCTGTGTCATCGATGGCGGCACCGAATTCCTGCCAGCGCGTGACCTGGGCGATGCCTGCTATCTCTATCTCTTGGACAACACCTCGCACCCATGGCAGCCCGGTCGTCTGTCGCGCAAGTTGAAAGAGCGTTCAGGCAAATATACGCACCCCAAAACTGGTAAAGGCTTCACCAGACACAAGCGCAACGGGACTTGGGGGTATTGCGGCATACAGTTGACCACTGAGTGGCGTCGTCGCTTGGACGCTGCCCCGCGAGATCACAAAGGGCTACCGCAGTTGCGTCGGGATGACAGCGGTGGCTCAGGTTCCGCTGGCGGGAACTACCCGCTTTGACCGGTCGGGTGGCACATACCTACACCGCCGCCCGAACATCCCCGCACCCCTACATCCACCATCGACTAAAATTGGGGCGTAACCGCGCCTTCTGCCCCGGCTTGGGGCGTTTCTGTGTCACGCCGTCATGTCGGAATGATCAACGCTTTCAATGGCTTGCTTTGGTTTCGGGGCGCACGGGGCGCATAGGGCAGAAAATTGAGGGGTACGCGTGTGCGTGTCCGAATAGGGGTCAGGGGGTCGCTTGTTCTCACATGTGTGAGCGCCACACTTCTGCCCTATGCGCCCCGCGTGCCCCGCCGTCTGAAATTTGCGCGTGTTTTCAATGGGTTTCTGGTTTGCATTTCAGCTGTGGGTTCTGCCCCACCGTCTCATGTTCTGCCCCAGCCGCCCCGCTGCAATCACTGCTAATCAACATTTTGATTTCCTAACCTTCGAAACAACAAAATATAGAGAATTGAGGTCTGATATGAACAAATTGAGCACCGTCAATCATCCAGAAAAGATACGTCCGGTAACGGATTGTGGGCGAGAGGTCATATCGATCAGAGGGCTGTTGGAATGGGCGTTTGCGACGGAGTGCGCGACTTTGGACTATGACGAAATTGGCGCGGCGCTCGGGATTGGATTGCCGTCGGTTGGCATGGAGTACCGGATTGGTGAAGGTCTCTCGCTCGGCAAAGAACCGGGACTGTGTGTCAGGCCCGACACATCTTTCGGTCGAAGCTACCCGCATGACGATGCGGAGATTGTGGCAACCATTCTCAGAAATGCCGTGCCATTCGACTTGGCGGTGCGCGTGGCCGAACTGGCCCGCGCCTGCCGCGTACCCGGCTGGGATCTCGGTCAGCCGGTCCTTCAGCCAAGGGAATGGGGTAAACGCAATCACCTAGGTCGCTATGGCAAGGCAGAGGTCTACCGCGAGGTCGCCACAATCGTGCGAGGGCGCAAGCGTGTGCGCAAAGAATACTGGACGCCGTGTGTTTGGGTGCCATCAGCGCCACAGATCGCTGCCGCGCGACGCGGTTATCTTGACTGGTGGGGTGCGCTTTTGTCCGTCATGGGTGACCTTCGCCATGTGGAGCTGAGCCGCTTTGTGCTGTCAGATGTGATGCCACCGATGGAGCCCTGGAAACAAAGGGGTTGACAGGAATGAGCTTCTGTTGACATTTTGCCAGCGAACCAAATTGCGCCCGCAGGAAACTGTCGGGCGCTTTTGTTTGAGGTATATCATCGGACGTTTAACTGCAGCCAAGCCCCGGCTTCGATCATTGCCATCCAGATTGGGTGGTGCCCAAAGTTCAGAGCGTGACCGATCCCGACAGCGCGATCGAACGCAGTTCTGGCGCAGTTGGTACAAGACGGCACGCTGGCAACGCCTGCGCCTCAAGGTGCTGAACCGTGATCTGTATACGTGTCAGGCCACCGGCGTTGCCTTGGTGGGTGCGCATCCTGCACCTAACAGCCCGGTGGTTGCCGGACGTGAAAGGCAATCCGCCTTTATCGGAAGCCTGCGGACAATGGTTCCGTGACGTGCTGGTGGTGTTTCTGGCCAGTGAAGACCCGGACACGAAAGAACGTCTCGTTTGGGAACTGCTTTGCCTGGTTCCGAAGAAGAGTTCGAAGTCCACATACAGCGCCGCATTGGCGATCACTGCGCTCTACATGGAAGAGACGCCAAATGGGCAAATGTTGTTGATCGGTCCAAGTCAGAACATTTCCGCAAGGTGTTTCGACCAGGCGCAGGCGATGATCCGGCTCGACCCAGACCTTGATGCGATTTTTCACATTACGGACAACACAAAGTCGATCAAGCGCCGGAAAACAGGCACCGAATTGCAGGTAAAGACCTTTGATACAGGTATCATTACCGGCGAAATCCCAATTTTGACTATCATCGACGAACTTCATGAGTTGGGCAAGAAACCCAAAGCCCAAAAAGTAATGCAGCAAATCCGGGGTGGGGGGATCACCATGACCGGCGGGCAAGTACTGTTCATCACGACCCAGTCCGATGAGCGCCCGACCGGCATTTGGCGTGCGGAACTGAACAAAGCCCGGAAAATCCGCGATGGGGAGGGGGGTAAGGCTCCTATAATGCTGCCTGTCCTATATGAATTCCCACTTGAGCAGCAGAAAGATGAGGCTTTCTGGCGAAACAAGCGCAACTGGTCTTTGGTGCTACCAAATTTGCATCGGTCGATCAGTGTCGCGCGCCTTGAGGCTGATTATGAGAACAACGGATCAGACTCCAAAGAGGCTGAACAGATCTGGGTCAGCCAGCATCTGAATATCGAAATCGGTGTTGGTCTGCACAACGACCGTTGGACGGGAGCAGACTTCTGGCTGGATGCAGTGGAGCATAGCCTATCGCTGGATCGCTTTCTGTCGCTTTGTGAGGTCGTGACCGGCGGTATCGACCCTGGTGGGCAGGATGATCTGTTGGCATTTTCGCTTGTTGGTCGTTTGGCGGGATCAGAGAATTGGTTGTGCTGGTCAAAACTATGGGCCGATTGGATTGTTTTGGAACGTCGCAAGCAGATCGCCCCGACGCTGGAAGATTTCGAGAAAGCTGGCGATTTGGTCATGGTCAATGATCTTGAAACAGAGGCGTATGCCGAGATCGCGGAGATTTGCAAAAGAGTGCGTGAACTTGGCCTTTTCCCAAAAGGGAAAAAGGTTGGGATTGATGGAGCAGGCGGTGGCGCAAATCTTGCTGTTGACGCGCTTGAGCGCGCCGGTTTTGATGCCGCTGCCGACTTGGACGCAGTGTCTCAGGGTTTCAAGCTGAACAACATCGCTGGAACGGTCGCCGTAAAGCTGAAGTCGAAGAGCTTTCGCCACGCGGGTCAGGATATCATGGCTTGGTGCGTGGAAAATACGCGCGTCTACCAGCGCGGCAATGCCCAATACCCATCGAAGGAAGAAAGCGGCGCTGGAAAGATTGACGGCCTAATGTCGGCATTGAATGCGTCCGAACTTATGTCGTGGCATCCAGATGCTGAGGGTCTTGGGTCTATGTTGCTTGACATGGAAGAAGTCCTAGTTTGATGTTCGCTTTCCTGCAGCGCAAATCTGCCGTTGAGGCGCGCATTTTGGAAGCGCTGGACAGCGGCGTTCCAGGCGGCGCGTCGTCGATCAAGGTTTCACCAGAACAAGCGCTTGGTGTGATGGCGGTTTTTGCAGCCGTCCGGGTCATTTCTGAGGATGTGGCCAAACTACCCGCCAAGCTGAAACGCGAAACCAAAGACGGCAGCGAGACCGCCACGAAGGAGCCTGAACACACTGTATTGAGCCGGATCGGCAAGCCCGCAACGGATGAAGACGACGGTTTCACGGCGATGGAGTGGATTGAGGCTGTTGTTGCAGACGCCGCCTTGATCGGGCAGGGCGTTGTTTATCTGAACCGGGTCGGCGGTAAGGTTCATGAGGTTGTTCCAATCCGGCGCGGGGCTTGGCGCAATGATCGTGGCCAGTGGAGCATCAAGTGGCGCGATGACAAATGGGAAAAGGTTGATCGCGCTGAACTGATGGTTCTGCGGGGGCCGCAGTTAGGTTTGGACGTGACACATACTGCACGTCAGGCCATTGATTTAGCCCGGCGTCTGGACCAGATGATGACCAGCTTGGCGAAGAAAGCGGGGCGGCCCAATGGCATCATCAGTTCTGAAAGCCTGAATTCAGCCGAAAAGGCCGCCAGTTTCTTAAAGCGCATCAAGAGCTATTTTGGGACGTCCGGTGATGGTGGGCTGATGCCTCTGGATCTGGGGGCGCTGCACTATATTCGATTGAGTCTGACGCCAGAAGAACTGCAGCAAGACGAAACTTATTCGCGTGTTGTCACCCAAATCGCCAGCGCGTTTCGTGTTCAACCGGCCCGCCTGATGCATGCGATCACCGATCACAACAATGCCAGCGCATATACTTGGAACATTATCCACGTTCAGGATTGCATTTTGCCTTGGGTGAAACGCTTCAGGCAGTCGTTTGAAAAAGATGCTCTGGGCGAAACCCGGGTGAGGGAAGGTTATTATTGCGACATTGCTTTGCAGGGCCTTTTGCAAGGTTCCCCAGCTGAACGCGGCAAGCTCTATGTCGCGCTTCGCACTGTTGGCGCGATGTCGCCGCTGACCGTGGCCAAGTTGGAAGACCTGCCAACTGCAGGCGTCAGCGATGACCCGGCTTTCCCGCTTTTGACCAACCCAAACCCAGAGAAAGGAAAGGAAGGCAATGATGATGGCTGATTATTGTTACCCGATAGAATGTAAATCGGCGGTCGAAATGGCGTAAGGGCTTGTCTCCCCTGAATTCAAAGCAGCCAAAGATGGCGTGCTTGAGGGCTATGGCGCCATTTTTGGGAACGTCGACAAGGGTGGGGATATCGTTCTCCCAGGAGCCTTTGAGGCTTCTTTGGGTTCGGGCCAGCAAATCAAGATTCTCTGGCAGCATGATCCCTATCAGCCGATTGGTGTCTGGGATGAGGTCAAGGAAGATGAGAAGGGTCTCTACGTCAAAGGGCGCATTCTAATTGACGTGGCGAAAGGCCGTGAAGCGTTGGCGCTCATCACGGCGGGTGCAATGGACGGGCTATCTATCGGGTACCGCACGGTTAAGGCATCAAGAGACGAGCAGGGCAACAAGCGCGGGAGAGACGGTAAGCTGGGCGTCATCGCGCAGATGCCGACATTGCCGACCATACCTAGTGGCCCAGTGCAAGCGAATGCAGAGTTTAACTGGACAGGCGACATGATCATTCATTCCGACAGTGACCAGCCGCAAGAGGTTGGTGCGGAAGTGACAGAACAAATGCGCGCCATGTTCCAGCAGATGTTCAACCATCAGATCGGCAATGCGATGCGCGCGGGCGGCGTCCTGGACCAGAAGTATCAGAAGAAATCGGACTACTGATGACACCTGTTTTTGCTCCGGTATATCAGCCGACCTTGGCCGGTTTTTCTGATGAAAAGCAGGCCAAAGTGCGCCGCGCAGAATTTGAGGGCGGGTATTCTCAAAGATCGCGGGTCGGACCAAATTCGATTGGCAGAACGGCCCCGGTTCAATGGGAAGTGCCAGATAGCGTCAAAGACTATATCGACGACTTTTTCAAAGAACGGGGCGGTTCGGAAGCGTTTTTGTACCAACTGCCCTGGGATACGGCACAGGTTCTCTGGACAGTCGAGACATGGACCTGCGTACCGATTGGGACGCGCGGTGCGGAAACCTTCTGGCGTCTGTCGACGTCCTTGCGACAGGAGTTTGATATTCTCTGATGGAGCACTTTGTTGACCCTGTCCGTGAAGAACTTGAGGGCTTTGCAGTCGATGATCAGGTGGAACTGTTCACCGTTGATGCAACGTCGATTGGTGGCGCGATCTATCAGTTTACCCCTACCTCGGTTGTTGCCGCCAACGGCACCAGTCAGGCTCCAGTCTTTGGCGGCAACACCTATATGGTGCTGCCGATGGATTCTGAAGGGTGGGATTTTGCTGCTGGTGGCACGCTGCCACAGCCTACGGTCCGCTTCCAAATCGCGAGAGAGGACAATGATACTGTCAGCATAGCCAGCTATCTGATTTCTCTCATGTCACTGTTGGATGACATGGTGGGTGCAACGCTGTTTCGACTTGAAACGCTCCGTAAGTTTTTGGACGATGGAAGTGATCCAAATCCACAAGCGCATATGGGGATCCACGTCTATACGATTGTGCGCAAATCTAACCAGACCCCCGATTTTGTGGAATTCCAGCTGCAGTCGGCACTGGACATGGAAGACGTCCATTTGCCGGGCCGTCAGGTGCTTAACTACTGTCCATGGAGCTACCGCCGTCCCTTGGCGAGTGGCGGATTCGACTATACAGATGTCATCTGCCCCTACACCGGCAACACCTACTTCGATGCAAACGGTGCGCCTGTCGCCAATGCGGAAGATGACCGTTGCGGGCGCAGACCCTCTGATTGCAAAGCGCGGTTCGGTCAACATGCGAAGTTGCCCTACGGAGGATTTCCGGGGGCAGGAAAGTTGAGCACACAATGATCTATCATCCTGATTTCTTTCGACGGCCTGCCGCGCCGTTTGACAAGTGTGTTTTGGCTGAAGCGGTGAAACATGCCTGTTCCCAACCGACGCAAGAAGTCTGCGGTCTGGTCTGTGAGGGTCGCTACGTTCCTTGCGAAAACACGGCGGAAGACCCGGAGAATGCGTTCGTAATCCCTGCTGATGCGCTCGCAGACGCCTATGCAAAGGGGGTGTTTGAAGGCGTGATCCACTCGCATCCCGGCGGCCCTTGGTATCCGTCTCAGGCTGATATGGCGGGCCAGATCGAAACCGGCGTGCCCTGGGCGATTTTGATCCCCGGAGATGACACCGCGCAGTTGGCCTGTTGGTGGGGTGCGGAGCGCCCGCCGGTGTTCAGCAAAGAGGGGCTGCATGTTTCACGGGAATTTTTGCATGGTGTCAGCGATTGCTACAGCCTTGTGCAGGACTTCTATCGTGAAACACAGGGCATCGCTCTGGAAGACTTCCCGCGCGAATGGGAGTGGTGGCTGTCGCCGGAAACCCACGGCAACCTCTACGTTGACAATCTTGAGGCGCAGGGTTTTGAGGTGATTTCAACAGACCCTCAAAGCTATGCCAGCATTGCCCAGCCGGGCGATGCCTATCTGATGGCCATTCGGTCGAAAGTGCCAAACCATGCGGGGGTCTATCTGGGCGAAGGGCTGCTGCTTGAGCATATGCATGGGAACCTTTCGCATCGCGAGCCTATCGCGCGCAAACTCAAGCATATCACTCATTGGCTGCGTTACCGGGGAGGGTGATCATGGCTGTCTTTTCTAATGCTCAAATTGAGGCTTTGCTCAAGTCTGCCGCAGAGCAGGCAAATGATGATGCATCCTGCCTAACGACCGATGGTTTGGACCTTTTGGCTGTCGCCATTTCTGTTGCTTACAAGGAAATGGGCCTGTCGCTGGATCTGCTGCACAAGAACTTCGACGGTGCATGGCGCGCAACAGAGCAGTTGAGACACCGGGTCAATTGACATGATCAGGACAATCCATCTTCACGGTGCGCTTGGCAAACGGTTCGGGCGCGAGCTTCGACTTGCTGTTGACAGCCCTGCAGAGGCGGTGCGCGCACTGACCACGATGCTGTCCGGTTTTGATCAATACGTGCGCGACCGGCACTATCAGGTGTTTCGGGGCCGCAAGGGCGACGGTATTGATCTGGCCCCGCAGGAACTTCACGTCCGATTTGCTGACGCTGAAGTGGAGTTGCACATTGTCCCGCGTGCCGCCGGTGCCAAGCGCAATG